GGTACTGCCATTAATGGACTCTATTAAAGGTGAACTTAACAACTGGCTTATACCGAAGTTTGGTGATAAAAGGTTATACATTGACTATGACAGAGATGAGATAGAAGCATTGCAGGAAGATAGGGAAGCTGTATGGGCAAGAGCACTGGAAGCGGTAAAAACTGGGATATTAACTCCTAATGAAGCTAGGGTAATGCTTGGCTACGATGAAGTTGAAGGCGGAGACATGTTAATGATGCCTGCTAACATGATACCGTTGACGGTTATGACAGGCGAGGGCGTGAACGAAGAGTGAAATACAAGCTACGCATGGATGTTAAGAAGAAGCCAGAGCCACAACCACGACCTCCACGGTACCCAGAGGGTATTAGACCAGTTCCGATAAATTCCAGAAATGTGGAGTTTGTGCTTAGAGAGTACCTTGACAAAAACGAACCTAAGATACAACGAGCGGTTAGAAAAATGTGGAATGCTGAGCGCGAAATGATTACCGTGCAAGAGATGGAGAAGATAATGCAGTATAGCTGGGTTCCGATTGAGTGGGTGCAGCAATGGACAAACGATTACACGACCTTTGTGAATGAGGTTATGGCTCCAGCGTGGAGAGACGCAATGGAAAACTCAGTGGAGTACATGAATGGTCAGATAGAACGGTATGCAAAAAAGCAGTTCGAGGATACTCACATCGGTAAGCTTATCGAGGATTGGATACGTGAACATGGCGGAGAGTTAATAGTAGAATTGTCGGAGGCGCAGCATGAAGCTATAAGGGAGATACTTAGGATTTACATCTTAGAACATCCTTTGTCTCCGTACGACTTGGCTAAGGTAATTAAGCCGCTTATAGGTCTTACGTCTTCGGAAGCTGTGGCGGTAGCAAGGTATCGTGAAAGTCTTGTAAAAGAAAACCTATCAGAGAATGTTATAGAAAACCTTACAAACAAATACGCTGAGTTTTTGCTTGAAAAGAGGGCGCTCAGAATAGCTAGAACCGAACTATCTTATGCTTACAACAGGGGGCAGCTTGAGGCGATAAGAGAAGCAAAGGCTAACGGGTTTTTTAGAGGAGAGGTAATAAAAACATGGTTAACTGCTGGCGATGAACGTACGTGTGAATTCTGCCAGTCTCTTGACGGCGAGGTTGTAGGGCTAGAAGAAACATATCCAGGGGCTACGAAGAGAGAGCAAGAAATACTTACACCGCCTGCTCATCCTATGTGCAGGTGCACTGTTATTTACGAGGTTATAGAATAATAAGGGGAAAGGGGGTAAAACGGTGGACACGAAGAGTTTTAAGTTTGAAGTTAAGGACATTGACGAACAAGGGATATTCGAAGGTTACGCGGCTGTGTTTGGAAATATTGACAGGACTGGTGACGTTATTGAGCCTGGGGCTTTTAGAAAGACGTTGCAAGAGAATCCACAGCTTCCAATACTCTGGCAGCACAATCCTGCAGAACCGATAGGACTAACTGTTGCAGCGGTAGAGGATAACAAGGGGCTTAGGGTAAAAGGGCAATTAAACCTAGAAACAGCACGCGGACGTGAAGCATACGCATTGATAAAGCAGGGGGTACTGCGTGGGCTATCGATTGGCTACGATACGATAAAAGAGGCTTGGGAAGGTACAACCAGAAAACTGAAGGAAATAAGGCTATGGGAGTGGTCCCTTGTAACATTCCCAGCTAATCCACTGGCTCAGGTGGAGGCTGTTAAGGCAGTACTACCGTTCCAAGACCTTCCACTGGCTGATATGGAGACACCCTGGGATGGAAATGCTGCAAGGATGAGAGTAAGGGAATGGGCTGGTGGAGAAGATAACATGGATTGGGAAAAGTACCGCAGGGCTTTTGTTTGGTACGACGCAGAAAATCCTGAACTGTTTGGCTCATACAAACTACCAATTGCTGATGTTATCGACGGTAGATTAAAGGCTGTACCGCGTGGTGTTTTTGCTGCTGCAGCTGCTGTGCAAGGCTCTAGAGGTGGTGTAGATATTCCTGATAGAGATATTGCCGGTGTTAAGAACCACCTTGCACGATACTATGAGAAGATGGACAGAACACCTCCATGGAGTTCGGAAAGTAGTGGCTTGGACCTGCTGCTTTACGGTATAATAGGGGCAGCAGGGGAAATTAAGGCAGGCAGAACGAATGAAACAATGAACACTGCCTTAATCGAACAAGCGATACAAAGCCTGAATGCACTTCTTGGGAAAGCTGAGCCGGATAATTCCACTCAGCAAGAAGAGAAGCCGCAGAGTGATGGCGAGTTAGAAAGTCGCGTGCTGGAAGAAGCAATTGAAGAACTTAGAAAATTGAAGGAGGTACTATAAGAATGGATGAAAAAGTAGTGGAACTTCAGAGCTTAGTTAAGGAACTGAGGGAGAAGTTCGAGCAAAAGGAACAGGGCCTGTACACAAAGGCTGAGTTTGAAGAGTTTGAAAAGAAAATAAACGATCGCATTGCACAGCTCGAAACGATGATCAAAAGACCGGTAGTAGCTGACAGCGTTGCTGAAAACAGCGAAAACAAGTCGGTATTCTTCAAGTTTTTGAGAGAAGGAAAGTCTGCAATAGAGCCTACTGAAAGGAAGAAACTGGTAGAAGACGCGACAGGTCAGATACTGGTTCCAGAAGAGTTGGAGACAGAGATATACAGAGAGCTTCCTAACGCTTCTGTAATACGCGGATTGGTAACGGTTAGGCAGATACGTACAGACAGAGTACGCAGGAGAAGTTTGACCGAGGTTGACGTTGGATGGGGCAAGTTGGAAACTTCAACGACTCCGTTGACTGAGCCTACTTCGTATCTGTCCCCTGGTCAGGAGTATCAGTACGTCGAAGACCTTTATGGCTTAGCGAAGATAGGCGAAGACGAACTGATGGATACGGATGTCGCTCTAGAAAGCGTGATAGTAGACTCGTTCTCTAGGGTAATAGCACAGGCTGAAGATAGGGCTTTTGTAGTAGGACAGGGGCATAACTCTCAACAGCCAGAGGGTATTTTAACCTCGACGGGCATTGTGAGAGTAGAGGCGAAGACGGTAAAAGCGGTTACCACAGATGACATTTTGTCTCTTATTTACGCAGTGCCGGCTCAGTATAGGAGAAATGGAGTCCTGCTTGTTAACTCCCAGACAGAGCTAGCATTGAGACTGCTTAAGGACAAAAACGACCAGTATCTATGGCAGCCCTCGTTACAGGCTGGAAGACCGAACACCTTTGCCGGGTTCCCAGTGTACAACCAGGAAGACATCCCTTCTATCCCAACTGGAACTACGGCAGCTGATGTGGCAATATTCGGTGACTTAAGAAGCGGTTACAGAATACTGGACAGACTTGGTATAACGATTCAAAGACTCACTGAGCTATACGCTGAGTCTGGGCTTATTGGATTCAGAGTACACTACAGGGTCGGCGGTGGAGTAATCAGACCAAACGCGCTGAGAGTTCTACGCGTCAAGGCCCCAACTCAATAGCTTTAAAAATAACGAATGCGTACACAAAATAGCTTAGAAAGGTGAGAAATGTGAGGATTAGAATGCTTCATTCAGTAGGAGTAGCTGGAGGAGTATTCAACGCTGGCGAGGTAGTTCATATTGATGAAAAAACGGCAAAGTCGTGGATACTTGCAGGGCTAGCAGAACAGGATAAGAGTTTAGACGGTCCAGCGGAGGTGAAAGAAGATGACAGCAAAGCTGATAACACCTCCAAGCGTAGAGCCGATAACGGTAGAAGAAGCAAAGATATTCCTCAGAATTGACACGAATGAGGAAGAGAGCTTAATATCTTCTCTCATATCGGCTGCACGTATGTACGCAGAAAAGTACACTTGCAGGTCATTCCTAACTCAAGAGTGGGAGCTTTCTAAAAAGGTAATAGCTGAGAAGGTATACCTCCCTTACCCCCCAGTCGAAGGAGTGATGTTAGTATCGGTAGATGGCAACTTTATTGATGACTACAGATATACGCTAGTTGGGGAAGATACTTTATACTTCGTTTCTCCTATCCGCTCGGTAACTCCGGGCGGTATTGTTATTAGATACGCTGCTGGGTATGGCAATGTCCCAGAAGATGTACCGAGAGACATCAGGCAAGCGATATTGATAACGGTCGCAGGGCTCTATGAGAACAGAGAAAGCGGAGGAATATCAGCTGAAGCTAGGGAGTTGTTAAAGCCGTACAGGGTGTTTCAACTGTGAAAATAGGAAAGCTGAGGCACAGGATAACGATACAGGAAAAGGTTACTGTACCAGATGGCTACGGCGGTGTTACTAGCACTTGGAAGGATGTAGCTACTGTGTGGTCTTCTGTTGAGCCACTGAAGGGC